CCAAATCCAGTTTAATTTCGCCATTTTTGACCGTAAGCCCATACCCTCTCACCATCCGTAGTTTCGGAACCTTACGCCACTCTATCCACTTCTTGCCGTATCTTTCCATAACGGCAATCTCTCCATTCCTCCAAGCGTCGTACCCTTTGGACACCCTGCGCTGGATATGCTCAGTCATCGGGTATTTCTCGTTATCAAAGACGTTGTACAGCGTTGCGCGGTCAACACCACACAGTTCAGCAAACAACTCCAGCGGGATGCCCCGATTCTTGTCTGCCATGAACTGTTTGATAATCCTCAGTAATTCCTTTTTAGGAATAACATCGATCACTGCGCCCCTCCGTAAATCCCAATCCGTTTCAAGTAGTCACTGACATTCCTGCCAACCGCCACCTGTTCCGGTGTCATCTCATCTGTCTTGCGCGAATTATCGCGGGTCAACTTCTGTGCAATCAATCTCGGCTGCACCTGTTCTGCAAACGCAGCAGTCGCCAGGGCTGCCGCCATCACTCGGTCATCTTTGTTGCGACCTGTGGCCTCAATACTTGATCCCTCTCGCACAATCGTCTTCATCTCTTCAATCAGATCGGTTGAATAGATAGCCATCATGTTGCGCTCGAAATAGTCTTTCATGTACGACAGCATTCGCTCTTTGGTCTGCGAGGTCGTAATCCAACCAATCGAATTTGACATCCCGCCTAACGTATCGTTACGCCGCCAGATGTAGTTACTCATGCTACCTAAGACGTTCATCAGGTCATACCCTGCTTGACCAGCAAGCGCGGAGGCTTGTCGTTTAAGGTTACGCAGTTCGTTGATAACGGCCTGACCAGGGCCATTGACTTCCAAATTAAGGGTTGAGTTCTTGTATGCGCCAGCAAGGTGGGCGATCACCCACGCGAACTGATAGGTGTTCATCTCCGGTGTCGCAAACTCCGCAACCTGCTCCATACCGTCAGCGTAGCAACGGAACACTTGTATGCAGAAACGATCAGCCCAATCAGAACTGCCATAAGCAGGGTCTGCACCAATAACGTAATAAGCCGTATCAACGGGTTCCTCCCACACCTTTAAGGTTGCCAGACGCTCGGTACTCTTCAACACTTCTGTGTCCAAGAAGTTCGCCCCCATGCTGTAGCGGTAATACTCGCAGCCAATCTTCTTTGCGATCTTCATCATGTCCGTACAACGGGCGTTCGAGAAGAAACTTGTCCCCGTCATGATGAACGCATAGTCTTCTGTCGGCGGGAACTCTTGGTACATCAACGCATCATCTTTGATGCCCTCTGCTAGCTTCCAGCGCCACCATGCCATCTGCCGCGAGTTGATCTCCACACCGTAGAGTTTCTTAATCTCCCGTGTCCACTCCTTCTCTTCAGAAGTCAGCTTGCCATCCCAGTAGACCTTGTAGATTTGACTGTCACCATCGACAGAGTAGAACTGGTTACGCCACCAGCCACAGAAGATAGCGCGTTGTGTACGCGCCTTCTTAGCAGTGACGTACATATCGTGAAACATATTAAAGCCCCGCGCTGTGGACTCGAAGATGTACAGACGATTCGGATTCGTTTCAGCGAGTGAGGCTAGCAGGGAGGCTAGACCTTCCTCATCGCCCCAGGACGAAGTTTCGGTTCCGTGGAGAAAGGTAATGGCTTTACCGCGACCAAGGCTACCTTTTGCCCGTAACCCTGCGACTTGATAAAAGAGGCGGCTTCTGTTCTTGAGTTGAAGCTGATTCCGGTTGTGGGCAATGAGAGGTATTCGCCACTCTTTTGGAAGACCTTCCATGTACATGGCAAGGGTTGAGCGAAACATATCTCTGTTTTCTTCAGTATCTGTTGTAAGTGTGCCTTGAAGTCCATTGTGTATAAAGTGCCAGTAGAGGTCTAACGCCAAAGAGATTGTGGTGATACCTAGCTGCCGTCCTTTTAGGATGACAAAGAAATGAACGTCTTCTGCCAGACCCTGTGCAATCTCATCCATCACATAGGTCTGTGTGCCTAGCAACACATCCATCTTTTTCAAGCCTTGCTCTTTTGTTTCAATCTTTAACTGTGAGCAAAACTTGTAGAACTGCGCGAGATTAAATTTCATGCCTTGTGTACGGTGTACCCGTGATGATCAGTAAACAAATCGTAAATCGTTTGTTCACCAGGAATGTTATCCATTTGTTCTTGTGTCAACTTCCAGATCACGACATCGTTTTCCAACAACTGTCTAAATCTGCTGTGATGTCCGAACACCTTCCGCAAGTCCATCCCTTCATGGAACAGGCTTAAGTGTTCAAACGCAAAATACCGTGCCACATCATCAGGGCAGAACTTCATGCCACAGGTTTCCAGATAGTCGCGCATAAAGCAGCAAATCTGAATGTCCTCGTTGTAGAGCGTAGGCTCCGGCACATTTGTTTTCGTAATGCCAAAAAAAGAAGGGGCTTCCAGCATCTCACGGCTGCGTAGCGAGAAACCACCGTTCTGCACCACCTTGGGATTCTCTCTGCCGATCCAGTTATAACCCGTGTGGTATTCGCCGTTCGGCAGCAAGGCTGCGTGGGTAGGCGCACCCACATAATCGTAGTTCAGCCAGTCATCATTCCAAGCGTCACCTGAGAACGCCCAACCGTCGTGCTGCACGATCAGCGCGTAGGGGGTGCGGATATAGTTATGCAAGCAGTACAGCACAAAGTCGCTGTAACCCTCATACGACATGGGCGCACAAGGCTTTTGATCCCAATCCGTGCTTATCGCCTCATTCGTAATCAACAAAGGCTTGGAGCCAGGTAAGGCATCTAACGTCTTCTGAACCGCTGGTATGGCAGCGCGTATACGGTTATTCCCGTAGATGGCTACCACCGTGATGTCTTCATATCTTTTTAACACGGCGTTCCTTATCAAAACCTTCCAAGTTCCAGTCTGCTATCCGCAGCCGCGCTTCAGGGTTCCTCGCCACGCGCAACAACTCCCGCGCAACTTCTGGCTTGTACACCTCTTTCCAGGTAGCTACCAATGCTTGTCTTTCTTTCGGTGTTACCGCCCGTATCGCCTTCTGCATCTCGTTCTTCAGCACGGTTCTGGATAACAACAACTCCTGCCGATACTTCTCTTCAAGCGTAGGCGTACCCATCCATCACCTTCTTCATCCTCGACAACTCTGCCAAACACTCTGCTAAGAGGCCAGCAGATCTCGCTTGCTGCCGACGCAACTCCATAATCAACTCAGCCTGATTCATCCGGCGTACCGCCTCCCAGTAATCATCCTGCGCCATGTCCACATAGTCTTCCCGTAACTCAATCACGTTCATAACGTCCTCCATACCCTGATCCCATCCCCCTCTTTCCGTGCCACAAACTTCCACCCCAGGCGCTTACCCGCCCGCCAGTTGGCGTTCAACACCACTTGCATACTCACATTTGCAATCAAGAAACTATCTCCTACCGCCATCTCCTCATGCGGATACTTCCTATCCACCCGCGCCATCGGCAGAGCAACACCCTTCTCTACCCTAATCCCCATAATCACTCCTGTCTGCATATCCTCACCTCCCACCATAATCATACTAATACGAAAAAAAGCCCCCGACAAGGGGGCTAAGGCTCTTCTCACCACGAGGAGAAGCAGCGAAGAAACCACAGCATACCAAAAACATGAAAAAACTTTTGGGGGGAGCTTGTTGGGGGGCGCGCCATTCCACCCCCACCTCGACCATCCAAGTAGCCAACCTGGCAACTGTCAGACTGATAACGTCAACCAATCCCAAATTACCCGATCCTGGTAGCTTCAGACTATCCTGGCAACGATATTGATAGATTTATATGCGACAGACTGTCCCGATAGAAATATGACAATGCGGGAGAGCGTGTTGTCATACTACTATCATTCCCTTTCGCCAACTATTACCCTACTATATAGACTATTAGCATATGAGTAATTAATTGTATGCTATATATTATATAGTCAATATTTATCAACTATCAGGAATATATAAAAACAATCAATTTGCATAATATCCTAATCATACCTAATATAGGTACTGCAGTAACTCATCAATTCCACCAGGGAGATTCGACAATGAAACAATCAACTATCGCAATGCTTGTATTTCTCGCCTTCACTTTGTGGTCACTAGTTTTTACAGCGCATGGCGAATTCCTATGCTCATTCGGTGCGCTGGTTATCGCTTTCATCAGCTGGTTAGTCGGAATCACGCTAGAACGTGAATCCAAGTAATTACCATTAGTCAACATTAGATTGGAGATTAGACATGAAAAGTTATCTCAACATCGAAAAATCAGCATTCCGTAAAGGTGAGTATGTTGGCTATTCTTGGGAAGGTAAGGTTTTCCGTATTCGCAAAAGTGACATTTCGCCTCGCGTATGGTTTGCCTTCAATCGTGATAATCCTTCAGAGCAACTATACGCCATCGGCTTAGATTCCATGTCCGAGAAACTTTCCACAGTACATTTCAACTAAGCATCATTCCTTAACGGAGATTAGACAATGACTATTTATCAAGAAATTACCGATTCCATCATTGCTGAACTGGAAAAGGGTGCTGCACCCTGGGTGAAACCCTGGAATGCTCCCGCTGGTGCTGACAAAAACATCATTAGCCAAAAGCCTTATCGCGGTATCAATCGCCTTATCCTGGCAATGCGCGGCCTTACCTATTCCGTACCAGTTTGGGGAACGTACAAACAATGGGAGCAACTAGGGGGACAAGTAAAAAAGGGTGAAAAGGGAACAAAGATTGTTTTCTGGTCACAAGCTAAATCAACGAATCCAGAAGGCGAAGAAAAAGCCTATGCTTTCGCAAAAGCCTATTTCGTGTTCAATGTTTCGCAAGTAGATGGAATCGATATCATTCCTAGCGGAGATACAGTTTCAGACAATGCAAGAAACGAATCTTGCGAAAAGAGAATCGCTGCTACTGGTGCAAACATAGTGCATGGCGGCGATACCGCTTGCTACATTCCTTCCGCTGATGTCATCAGAATGCCAGAACTAGGGGTTTTCCAGTCTTCTGAGCATTACTATGCAACAGCATTTCATGAGTTAGCACATTGGACTAGCGATAAAACACGCTGCGACAGAGATTTATCAAAAGGTAAATTTGGAAATGCGGAATATGCTTTTGAGGAACTGGTAGCGGAACTGTCCGCAGCATTCCTCTGTCAGCATCATCAGATTAAAGGCGATTTACGCCATGCCGGATATATCGAATCATGGCTAAAAGCCTTAAAAAGCGATTCCAAAGCCATTTTCAAGGCTAGCGGCCTGGCACAACAAGCTACTGATTTCCTGCTAGCTTGCTCTCAGGAAAAAGAGGAATTGATAGCAGCATAAAGCCTGACTAAATGCTCATTAGCTAAGGCTTTTGAGCATTTGGGCGTGTTTTACGCCGATTCCTAGTGGAGATTAGACAATGGATCACAGAACGATTCTAGCGGCCTATATGGCGCGATTAACAGATGCTGACATTGATGCAATTCAAAAGGCTAGTCAGGCTTGGACTATGGCTGCATTGAACTATGGCAATTCAGCGCAGGACAAAGCCAGAGCAGGATTCTATGCAATGGTATGCAATGCAGTGGATAACTTAGCCGATTATGACAAACGACAAATTGAGCAAATTGTCACCAGTGCAATATAGGGGAATGCCATGCAAACAGTCTTAGAGTTTATTGCAGGAATACTTTCATTCTTTGTAATGTGGGCATTCCTCTACATTTTGCTGTCGTTTTAAGCCGTTTTTCTCACTAGGGGTTATCTGACTATCGGTAACCCCTAAAAACCGCTTACAGGCCGTTTTAATCGATTCTAGGGGTATCGCCATGCAAACATCATTTCCAACATATCAAACAGAACAAATTGCCAGGAATTGGGGTTGTTTTCATTGTTGCAATCAATTCACTATCGAAAGCAAAATTCAGGAAACGGATTACCCGACAGGGAAATACACCATCAAATGCCATTCATGCGGCATGAATACCTGGTTTGATCTTAAATTGAATTAGCGGCCTTCTAAGGCCTTGTAAGGGTTGAGTGATATCTTTCCATGCTCAACCCTATTTTTTCGCCTTGTGGCGCGTTTAAACGCGTTTTAGAGGCATCCCTGACATGGAGGAAGTATGTCACCAGCAAAGAAGCTAGCCCTAGTAGAGAAAATTTCCCCGCGCGCGCCTGACCAGCGCGTTGCAGACAAACCAACATCGATTCTTGACCAGCGATTCAAATACCGCAGCTCTGCTGAAACCGATCTTCGAGCCAGGTTCAAAGCACTAGGTTTCAAAACCCCAAGACCCAAGAAACCCAAGTTCGGAGAGTAGCTGCTTAAAAATTAAGCACCTAATATATGTTTTTATATGGGAGAAAAAATATAAAAGAGTCGATAGTAATACGAATGTATTACTAAGGAACTAATCATACAGTGGTACTAATATACAACTGGAATATATTCTATATAACCAAGAATCGTGCCAACTAAGTTATACACAGCTTTATCCACAATCTATCAGGTACAGATTCTTGATAGAAAATTCTTGTTGTAAATTTATTGAGGGTGTTGTAAGTTTCGGTTGTGCAATTTCGCACAGATTAGTAACTCACCAGGGGATTAGATATGACCATCACAAAAGGCGCTTGGCGTTTTCAAGATAACACTCGTTATAAAACACCTTGGAAAACCAATCCTTACTCTATTACCTGCCGTAAGGCGGGTGTTCACGGCAGTACGATTGCCAACATTCCAAACCGCAAGACCATTTCAGATGAGGAAAAAAGAGCCAACGCGCTTCTGATCGCTGCCGCGCCTGATCTATTGGAAGCCTTGATGACCATGCCACAAGGTCTTGTCTGGTCTGACGATGAGTTGTGGGCATGGCATGAGAAAGCCCGTAAAGCGATAGACAAAGCTACCGGAGGTGAAGCATGACTTATCTGAAAGATATTCGTTTGTGCGTAGAGTGCAAGTTCTACGGCAACCATGTAGGCCAGCGTGACCGATGTGTTCACCCTGCGCTCACCACCACTAGCCTAGTCACAGGCCAAGAAGATTACCCCTACTGCTTTTCTCAACGACAGTCCATGCTGGATGCCCACTGCGGTGCTGTAGGCCGTTATTGGGTGCTGCATGAGGAGTCTGCTGCTGAACGTGAAAAGAAGCGGCAGGAGTTCGAGGAAGCTATGCGTGACGCGCCATTCTGAGGTGATGCCATGAATCAAGATGACATTATCAAGATGGCAAGGAAGGTGGGCAATGTAGAACAATCTGCCGGATCATCAGACAAGGTTTTTTGGGTGTTTGAAGAATCGGAACTTGTCCTCTTTTCCAACCTAGTCGCAGCAGCCGAACGTGAGCGAATCATCGCGGCTAACGCGCCCGAAATTGAGAAGGTTAACGTATACATCAAGGCGCTAGAGGATGCAGTCGCAGCCGAACGTGAAGCCTGTGCAAATTTAGTAGAACAAGCAGGGGTTGATGGCTACGGCACATTAGTAGCCGCGCTACTGATCCGCGAAAGGGGTGCGCCGTGAAGAAGCTAATTTTCTGTGTTTTGCTAGCAAACCCGATTTTTTCTCAGGCAGAGGAATGGTGGGAAGCCAGAACCCAGGCCGGAGGAAGAATCATCCTGACCACCCAAACAGCCGATTGGTGTCCTAAAAACTTCTTTATTGGGTACATCGAAACCACCAAGCAGGATGCCGTGTACGGCTGTTGGGCAGTGTCTAACCAACGTATCCATATGAAGTTCAATGACGGAACTATCAAGATTTATGACAAGGAAGGATGGGTTTACAAGAATGACAACAAATGAAGTTGCACAACTACCCTGGCCTCTGACCTGTGAGATTGCTTGCAGAGCCATGTTGCTCAACATCACTTTCGATCAGGCCGTACAGATAGCCATCCGTCAATACTTAGAAGTTACTAAAGGGGAAAACAATGACAAGTCCTAATCAAGCTGATTTTGCGCCAGAAGTTCGAGCCGGTGCATGGTGGTCTGGAGATAGCCGCAAGGCCGCTAACGGCAAAGCTGCTGACGTAATCCTGGAGAAGCTAGGCAAGAAGGAAATACCCGATCTGTCCGGCATAGAAGCAGTCCAGATGGGCAAGGTGATGGAACCGACTATTGCTCGACTGTTTCAGGACAAGCACCGTATTGAACTCAAGGACGCTGACTATGCACTGTCACATAAAGATGAGCCGTGGATGCGCTCTCACTTTGATTACATCAGTGCAGATGGACGAACGCTCGTTGAATGCAAGAATTATAACGCTAGCGTTATGTGTAAGTTCGACGAAGACGCAAACCTGGTTCCTGCTGCTGATCTGGCGCAACTCATTCACGAAGCTGCCGTACATAACGTGGAGTCGATATACCTTGCAGTCCTGTTTGGTGGGCAAGCCTTCCGCACCTATCACTTCACCATCACCGAAGGCATGAAGGAAGACCTGATCAAGCAGATGGCGCGGTATTGGGGCTATGTCGCCACCAACACCCTGCCAGAGCCTGACAGCCTAGAGTCGTGCAAGATCATTTATCCCAACGATAACGCTGAATCTATCACTGCTACGCAAACGGTAGAACGCGCTGTTGCCGTACTTAATGAGTACAAGCAGAAGATCAAGCACCTGGAGAATGAGTCGGAAAGCATAGAGTTAGCTATCCGTTCGTTTATGGGCATGAATGCGAATCTGGTGACGCTAGAAGGCAAAGTGCTAGCAACCTGGAAGACCGCCAAGTCCAGCATGAAGTTTGATCCTAAGCTGTTCCAACAAGCTATGCCAGACATTTATGAGAAGTTTGTCGTGGAAACTAACGGCAGTCGCCGATTCCTTTTGAAATAGGAGATGAGAGATGAGTAACTTAGTACCGTATCAAGACATAGAGAAGATGGCGAAAGCTGTCGCAGAGTCTGGTTTGTTTGGCGTGAAAGAATCTTCACAAGCATTAGCACTGATGCTGATAGCACAAGCAGAAGGCCAACACCCCGCGATAGCTGCGCGTGACTATCACATTATCCAAGGCCGACCAGCATTAAAAGCTGACGCAATGCTGGCACGTTTCCAGAACTCAGGCGGCAAAGTCGAATGGCAGGAGTACACAGATGAAAGAGTCACTGGCGTTTTCAGTCATCCTTCTGGTGGCAGTGTCCCTATTACTTGGACGCTTGATCAAGCAAAGCATATCGGTCTGGTCAAGCCTGGCAGTGGCTGGCATAAGTATCCGAGGGCGATGCTTAGAAGCAGATGTATTAGCGAAGGTATCCGATCTGTGTACCCAGGCTGCGTTTCTGGAACCTACTCTGTCGAGGAAGTCCAAGACTTTGACGATAAACCGCAGAAGGCTAGCACTCCTGAAGTCAAAGATATGGGAGCCGCAGAAGTTGTTGCGTCCATACAGTCAAGTAAGAAGGTAGGTGAGGATTTTTTGCCGCTGTGGGTTCCAGGTCAAGAGGAACCATTCGATATGGTGGAGAACCTCGACGCTTGGCAGACTTCATTCCACTCAATGATTTCGCGGGTAAAGGCAAGTCCTAAGTACAGCGAGAAAGAGAAGCTGGAGAAGTTAAAGGCATTCAAGATGGCGAACCAATCCATCATTGAGCAATTAAGCAATGAGGCTAGGTTGCGTGTATTAGCAGCAGTTACTAACGTGGAGGAAGTATGAAGAGTCATCAAGGGGAACCAGGCAAGGGCGTTCTATTCCAGAACGATAAGAAAGCACCAGGTAGCGCACAACCTGATTACAAGGGCGTAATCAGACTGCTAGAGGATGCGAAAGCAGGTGATGAGATTCGCATAGCTGCTTGGAAGAAAGCCACCAGAGTTGGCGAACTTATCTCGCTGGCGCAGGATAACTGGAAGCCTGATCCTAACTATCGCTCTGCACCCAAGCCACCACCAGAACCTGCGCTCAAGAAGCCTAAAGAGTACGACCCATTCAAGGATGACGAAGTACCGTTCTGATGGCTGCTAGTCGCTCACCTACTCAGCGATCACTGGAGTATCTCCGCGATCTTGGCTATCACTGCGAGATCGTGGAGAAGTGGAACAGCTTCACCAAGCAGAGGAAAGACTTGTGGGGCTGGTGCGACATTCTAGCGATCAGGGAGAACGAAGTCCTGGCAGTACAGGTGACGGCTTCTGCTGTTGCCAATCGTATTCAGAAGATTCAAGAATCAACCACGGTTGCGCTAGTCCGTAAGGCCGGTAT